CGTTCGTATGCATCTTCAATAATTTCATCTATACCAAGGTTCTTATCAAAAACATAAGAGCCAGATGTTGTATTTGCCATCTAATCTCCTATCCATAGAATATAGTAACTTTATCCACGCCACCAGTAACTTCACAATAAGAACTTGTTGCACAATAAAGGCCATTACCAGGGATATCTATTTGGTAAACTGTGTCTTCACCCGCTGTTCCTGATCCTGCTGGTACATCAAATGTAGCCAGAATAGTTCCAGTTACACCACCATCTCTAATTATAATGGTACCAAGCGCTGCTTCACTGCAATAATAAATTCCAAGAACTCTACTTGGGCCAGCGAATATAGCCCCATCAGTTGTGAGATGTGTTGCTTTTACATCTGTTGAATAACCGCTCATAATTTTTATCTCCTTAAAAAGATGCTCCCGAAGGAGCATCTTTAATTATTTACCTATTAACTGTCAGCAAACGGTGTTGCTAAAGTTCCCGATGCTTTTGTATATGCTTCCACAAAATATTCAGCACTCGCTGTTGCAGTAATTCTAACGAGAGTTCCAACGATTCCACCAGTAGTGGTACCATCAAAAGTCATAACGTCGTTAGTAGCTCCAGGAAACCAATCTTTACCAGATGTTGCAGTAGTTACCATACTTCTTGCATAGCCAATAAATTTATCTGTTCCGTCTGTTTTGATATCCATGTCAGTTGCTAGAGTTTGAACCATAAATGTATAAGTACATCCTAAATTACTTAATACATTATAGTCACTTGCTCCAGCTACCGCTGATGCGCTTCCTGATAAAATGGAAGGTAAAGTAAATTTACCATCCGCATCATTACAAAGTAAAAGTCTTCCTGCATGATCATCAACTGTTAAAGTTGTATCAGCAGTTAAACTTACTACTGCTTTAGGTCCGAAACTAATAAAACCATTTAAAGATCTTACTGGTCCCGAAAACGTTGTATTTGCCATAATTATCCTCCTAGTTTTCCGAATACTGTCTCTAGGCCGTCGACTATACGCGTCAGTATTCTAATTAATTGTATAGTGATTTATTTATATATGAATTTTTGATTGAGTGCAAGAGATCCCTGCATGAAAGTACGGTTTCAGCGATGTGGCGTTTATCTAAGTTGCCACAGAAACTTGGGGGGCAGAACTCCTGATTTTATTTTCTCTATCAGCAATCTTGGATTCCTCCAATTTAATTTCAGTGATGGTTTGTTTGATTCTCTCATCAATTTCAACCATGTCCAGAGTATATTTACCACTTTGTTCATACTCAGACTGCCACCTCAACTCCAAGGACCTTTTCGTATTGTATAGGTCTTGTAACATGGATAACCTCCTCATAGGTTATTCTATTGGGAATATCTCTAAACATTCCCGTTGATTCCCAGTTTATACTTTTTTCTCCAATTTTGTCAACTATTGATTTCTCAATAGACGGAGCATTATCCTCAGCTAAAACTTTAAATTTAGCATGATAATCGTAAGCCCATATATTTACTAGGAATTTTTTCATGGTTTTTCTTTCTATTTGATGATTGTGGCGGAACTGTGTCCCGCCACAAAAAGTTTTAAGTATTAAGCACCCTCAACACCGTAAATACCTCTAGGGTCTGATACGCCAAAAACGTATCTTTCTCTAGCTTTGTATCTAACGTTGCCAGTGTCGAAATCACCTTCCATCTTAGTAGATAGAGGAGTTCTTTCGAAATGTTTCATACCATTTGGCACATCTGTTGTAATGTACCAAGAGTCAGTATCTGTTAGGTAATTGTTCACTCTGTATCCTTGAGGAACCATTCCTAGAGATTTGACTGCATTGATATCATTATCAGCAGTTCCAACTCTACCTGCAGACTTCATAAGTCTTTCAGCAGTAAATTGTAGTGCAGATGGGATGATCATCTTAACAGCTTTCGCAGCAATTTTTAAACCTCTTTCATCAGTTAGCGCAGCAATATCAATTAATGCTTGCTCCAATGAAGTTTCGTTTAAATCCGCTTGAGTAGTAAGAGTATTAGAAAATACTCCTGCTATCGTTGGGTGTGCAGTTGAAAACAAAGAAACAGCGTCACCTGAATCATAATTGTCTGTAGTTGGTAGACCATTGTTCAGTGGCGATGCCGCTTTTACTTGTTTTGTCTGAGCCATAGATCTTGCTAAAGCTTTCGTATATCTAGAAGCCAGTCTGTCATATAGATTATCTTCAATAGCTTCCTCAGTGATAGCAAAAGCGAGAGCAATTGTCTCGTTAGTGTATCTAGCTGTGAAAGTTTCTTGAGCGTTATCATATGTAACACCTGATCCTTCCGGTTTTACTTGAGCTGAAGCGAAACCTGACAACATAACTTCCTCTTCGAAAGCTCTGTCAGACGACTCAGTAGTATAAATCTCAGATGACTGATTTTCATACTGTTTGTATTCCAGGCCAAACAGAGCGTTTAAACCTGGCTCTAGTTCTTTAACTAGTTGATTACGTGATATAGCCATTTTTATTTACTCCTTATATTCCCGCGATGTTGTTGCCCAGTATATGTTCGTTTATTTGTACGCGCCATATACAGCCATTTGAGCCAGCATCTTGGTTGTCTGGGTCTCTAGAGATACCTATTAGTTTAAATTGGTCAGCCGATGTTCCTGCAGTGTCGTATACAGTAGAAGTAGAAACCCAATTAGGGGTTACACCTGCACCAAGAACTATTTTAGTAGTTCCACCGACGTCTGCTGCTGCCAACGTACTTGTAGCGTTCCTGATCTCAAATATTTGTTGCGGATCACTGTTAATGAATGCAACAATATCACTAGATGCCACGCTGGGCATATAGTTAGACCAAGTAGGCTTACTTGTAGTTGGGTCAGTGTAGAACACACCGTTTAATGAACCAATATTGTTTTCTGACGAGTTAGAAGATCTTAAGATCACTCCATCTGCAGTCAACATAACCATATCGTGATGGTACATAGCAGCAGAACCTGATGCTACTAACCATTCGCTCAAACCGGCGTTGTTGTCGTTCTGACCTATCTTTGCAATTGGTCTCAATCCGAAACCAGTAGTGCTTTGATTTGCCATAGTTGTCTCCTTAGTGTGACCTGTCCTTGCGGACCTCCAGTCACGGTTAATTTAATCGCTGGTTGGAAAATTTAAATTTTAAGTTTTCTTCCCACCGAAGGTTGTACGAGTTTGTCTATCAATATTGATAGGCATTCCCTTATGCTGTTCCTTCATAAGATCGTTATCGATTGCCTTCATTTGATCAGCGGCTTGATTCATATAATAATCAGTTCGCTGCTTCGCGATCTCTTCTGGTACCCTAGTCAGCACTAGGCCTCCGTGCCCGATAACCCCTGCGTATTTGCCGTCGGTAATTGCTGGATAATCATCTCCTGGAAATTCATCTGATCTTACTAACTCATATCCGGACCTTAAGCGTCCTTGTATGTTTTTCGTATCAACGAATCCTAGGATTTCTACCCTGACCCATCTGTGTCTAAATCCTTCCGGCGCGTTGGGCGTATCTAAGTACGATGGTGGAGCCCAAACTTTTGGTTGCACTTTTGGTGCTACCGTTTTTGCTTGTGATTTTACTTTTGTAGAATCACTTTTAGTTTGACTCGCACGAGTTGGTTTATTTGTATTCATATGCCTATACCTCCTTCGTGTTTATAAGTTGTTTCGCATACTCTTCTAGTGGCACACCTAATTTTCTCGCTATTGCGACTTGAGACGATGTGAGTCTCACTGCTTTGCGACCAGTCTTTGAACTACGCGTTGCAGAAGCAACGTTTTGTGTAGGTTTACTAATCTGTTTTTCTACACCCTTATTACCAAATTTGTGGGGGAATTCAAGTCTTATTCTTTTGTCCACCTCAGAATAATATTCATCTGATTGTGGGTCCATTCCTTCCTCTTCAGTAAGTTTTCTATGTAGATCAAACGCTGTGTAAGTCATGGCATTATCTTTGCCAAACCACTCATTTTTATCAGCCCAAGCTTCCGCTTTAGGGTCTCTTGGGGGTCGTTGTGTTGGTTGTTGTTGTCGAACAGGTCTCTCAGCTGCTTCTTTAGCTGCAGTTTCCTGCATTTGATGCTGGGTCTTTATTTCTGCTAATTTACCTTGTTCATAACCTAATTGTGAAATAGCTGTTAAAGCTTCTACTTCAGCCTTAGAATCTTCACTTTGTCTAGCTGCAGCAAGTTTTGCTTGTGCTGCTGCAAGAGATGAAGAAATTCTGCCTTCCATTTCTGTGGCATAATTTTTATCTAAAGATGTTGCAGTTGCTTCATACTGATCTCTTTCATCTTTAACACGTCTAGCATAAGAAATAGCTTCTTCTCGCTGTCTCTCTGCTTCACGCATTTTCTTAGTAAGTTTAGCTATTCTTTTCTTAACTCCTTCAGAATACTCTTCAACTTCCTTAATGTTATCTGGTTGTTTATCACTTTTAGCTTCGTCAGCTTCCTGTGTAACCTTCCCGCCCTCTGATTTTTGAATGTCCTCGCTATCTCGAACATCAGACTGCTCATCAGATTTCTCAGATGTGTCAGCGGGCTGATCATCGTACGTAATATTTGCTTCATCTTTTTTCTCCTCTTTCTCATATGTTTTATCTTCTTCTTTTGGTGTTTCTGGAAGTTCAACACTAGCACCTGGTCCAGATGTATCTAAATCGACCATTGGTTCTTTTGAAATGTTTTCTTCCTTTTCTTTGTCTGGCATAGTTCCTCCTATGGTTAAAATTCGTGGAATATATCTTCAGGGTTTTCCACGGTCGCTAAAACTTCATCGTCATTAAGAAGTCTTATCTCACCCCCATCGATTCTAATTCGTGATCCGGCATATCTTGCAAAGATAATCCAATCACCTTTCTTGCACCAGGGACCTTCTGGGTATCTTTCTTTATCATAGCAGTGTGGGCCCATATCCAAAACTAATCCACAAGTCGATGCTACTTGAGATCGTTCTACTGTTTCGTCTGCTAATAATATTCCTCCTTTAGTTTTATCTTTTTGTTTAAAGGGTAAAACTAAAATTCGCCAACCTGTAGGGGTTGGTAATTTTGCTGATTCTGATTTTAAATCTTGTTCTTGCTGTTTAGTGGTTTTAACGCCTACTAATTCTTTATCTGGTAACTCAATTTTTGGGTTTTGAGTTGATGTTGATAACGGTTCCGTCTTTGTCATTTTGCTCCTTTTTTTGTAGCAGGCTGGATATTTCCTGACTTAAATACTGATACGTTCGTATCTGTCCTAACATATACTGATATTTTTCCATATTGTCAACACTACCTGAAGCCAATGCTGAAACAACATCATCATGTCTCATTTTAATAATTTTTCTTATTTTATCTATAAAGTGGTCTTCTTCCATTATTTTTTTCTCCTTTTTGTTTTTTTTACTGATTTGCTCCCATATTTCTTAGTCCATTTTCTCGCTATTGCTGGTTCCTTTTTCCACAAATATTTTCTTTGTTTTTCTGATTTAAACGGCATCTCCAAACTCCTCTAATACTTTTAAATTTTCTTCTGCTTTTGCAATCTTTTGAATCAATTTATCCACTTCATCAATGTGTTGTGGATGTTCCCCTATTCCAACAGACTGCTCTAAATAAATTTTTAAAGTAGCGTCTGCTTCAGAAATCTGTGCTCTATATCTGTCTTCTAATGCTGTAAGTATGGCTTTTTTCACAACGGCCTTTATTTGCCTTTCTTTTTTTTAACCTTTCCGCCTTTTTTATACATAGCTCCACCAGCCATTCCCATGTCTGAAGGATAGTAACCAGATCTTTCGTCTCGTCTCGTTACTCCACCCATTTGTTTTTTTATTCTGCCACCATGACGGTAGTTTGCAATTTTACTTCTTCCTTTAATTTCTTTTCCCGGCATTATTTTTTCTTTAATGCTCTTCCGAAACCACGTTTTGCTTTTCCACAACCAACTCTTCCACCTGATTTATGACCGATTCTTCCACCGTCTTTAGCCATTACTCCAAAACCAAAATTCGGTTTATGATATCTCTGTGTACTTGGTGCATTATAATTCCAATCTACTTCTGATTCATCTAGTTTATTCCAATTCTTATGTGCAAGAGAATTTTTAATTTTCCATGCTTTATTTGCACCAGGTGCTGCTGAAGAAAAGTCGCCTTCATATCCAATTTTTCCGCTTAAAGGTCCGGTATCAACAATATCTCCTGCAGTTATAGCATTTAATGCTTTAGCTTTTCTTCTTTTAGCTAAAGCTGCTGCACCTAAACCTAGCATTGCTAGAGGAACTGCTTTTTTAGCGAATTTTCTTAATTTCTTTTTCCATTTTCCCATAATGTTATCCTTATATTGTTTTTATTAATTGTTGTCCACTTTATTTTTTCTTCCCATTCCTAAATATCTGTGTTCCCTTTATACCAAAAATTGAAG